CTTCTTCTTCTTCTTCTAGTTCGTCCATTGCTTCAATAGCTGCTATTCTGCTTTGCAACATTTGGTTTTGTTCAACTAGCTTTTCCAGTAACATTTCTGTCCTAGGGCTACCTATACCCGCCATTGATTGCATTGGCATAAGTTGCTGCGGCCTATTTAGCTGAAAAGAAATACTGGTAAGAACTGGGCTATTTTCTTTTTTAGTACGGCCCCTACCAGTACTTCCCTCGCTAATAACTTGTATTAAATACGGGTTGTAATTTTCTATATTATTGCGCAGCTGTGTTAAGGCGTTAACAAGTTCCTGGCGTCCTATTTCTTTTTCGCCAGTATAATTATACCTCAAATATTGTGGCGTCGGATTGACGCCAGCAAATATTTTATATTCGCTTCCTTCTGCTGCGTCGTAAAAGTTTACGACTTCATCAATGGTAAATATTTCGGGCCTAAAAGCTGCCATAACATAAAAATTTTACAAATAGTAATAAACGCCAAAACTATACGCAACGTTTGTAGTTGCTAGTGCTGATGGCAAAGATACAAATGATTTTGTCCAGCTAATATCAATATCGTTCATACTAGGCAATTCAAAAACAAAAGGCGTTGTAGTACCTTCCTGAATATTATTTAAGCCAAGTATTGGTATATTATATATTAATTGCAAATCACCCTGGTACAAAGTTAAAAATGACTTTTTAGCGTCCGCAACTGTAACTGGTGTTGATCCAGTTAAAGGCGTTGCACTAATTGCGCCAGCTACATAAACTTGTATAGCCTCTATCTTGGCTTGCCTAAGTTGGGGAAGATCTGGGAAGTAGAAGCGTGTTAATGTCGATCCACTAGGCACGTTTATTTCAACCGCTTCAAACCGTTTGATACGCATATCTTAAAATTAATAAATTAAAAAAAGTGACGGTAATATCCGACCGTCGGCGGCGGCGATTAAGGCCCGCCAGGCACATATCATTAATACTATTTAACAGTAGTAACGTTTTGGCATAAGATACCGCGCTGAATAACACAAATAAAGCTATTCGATAAAACTGTTGCTGGCGCACCATTTGCAGTAAGCTGGAAATTGATGTTTGCAGCACCGTTCATCACAATACCTGGTTCAACTGGGTAGAAACCATCTTGGCTTGCAGCCCACTGATCCACTGGAAAAACTGTTTGTGCAGTAATACCTACGCCGCCTTGTGTTTGTGGCACAAAGTAGTGGCGTAAAACGTCCCAAGCTGGTAATACTTGTTCGTTATTAATTGTAAGGTTTAAATAACCGTTGTAAATACTTAACAAATCATCATCAGTTGCCGAAGTAAATATTACGCCATTTGGATAAGTGTAAAGCGGCGCTTTTGTATTTGTAGCGTTACCAACACCAATTAAAACTGCAATTTCTGTTGTAACAAAAATATCTTGTAAGTTAAGACGCTTTTCGTTTACGCGGCTTGCACCGTTTTGAGTATCGTTAACAAGTACAGGTAAATGATAGTTTGCAATAGAAGTGCTTAAAGCTACTTCACTGCGTAAATATGACTGCGTCAATTTAGCGTGTTCAACACTATAACCTAAACTGCGCACTAAGGTTTTCGCATTTTCGAAGACCATTCTGCTTCCCATTTGAGTTGCCATTTGTTATAAGTTTTTATTTTTTAATAAAGGTGAAAGGAAAATAAATTAACAGCCTTCTTCATCCAGGCCAGCTATTGACGGCGTCATATAGCTTTTATCAACTAATCCCTCGCGGTTGTAGTATGCTGCAACTGCTGGTAACTTGTAATTTACATCACTAGCTAGCGCACCGATACCGTTTAACACTCCAAAAGATTGTACAAGTTTTAAACCACCTACGGCGATCATACCAGCTGCTAGGCCCTGGCCTGCTGCTCCTTTTACAAATTTTGGTAAGAACAAACCAACTGCAACTGGTACCGCTGCTTTGATTTTGTCGTTTGTTGCTGCTGGTAAAAACTTACCAACTAATTGTGCTGCTGCTGCTCCTGCTACTGTATAAAGTACGGTTGACGCTGCGCCGCCTACTTTGCCAATTCCAGACATTCTGCGACGTCTAGGGCTTTTTCTTGCTGCTTTTCTTCTACGCATTTTTTTTGTTTTTAATTATTGTGAAGGTTTTTATTATATTAAATTATTATCTGCAAAACTAAATTGATTATCTTTTCCAATTATAATATGGTCTAATACTCTAATATCGTGATATTTAGCTGCTGCAATTAATTTTTTTGTTAATTGTATGTCAGCTTCGCTTGGTTGCATATTTCCGCTAGGGTGATTATGGCAAATAATTAAACTAACTGCACCAACTCTTAAAGCGCCACCTAAAATTAATCTTACGTCTGCACTTGTTGCGTTGATTGATCCCATACTATGGACATAAACTCCAATAACTTTATTGCTTTGTGATAAATACATTACTGCAAAAAATTCTTGTGTTTGTATTTTATCTTTACCAATAAATTTTTTAAAAATTGTAGCACTATCTCTTGAACTTTTTATTTGATCATTAATAACAGATTTACCCCTAGTTATTCTAACTTTAACTTCTGGTATTAATTTTTCAATACTTTTTAATTTTCCAACAGATCCTAATACAATTTCTTTTGTTTCTTTATATCCTGATAATGATACAAATTCACTAGGTATTTTATTTGTTCCAGCAACTCTACGCGTGTGGGCTTTTACTTTTCCATACTTTGTATGCTTTTTATTTGCAGCCTTTTTAGGTGCCGCTTTTTTTGCAACTTTTTTAGGTGCTGCCTTCTTTACAACTTTTTTAGCCGCTTTTTTAGGTGCTGCTTTTTTTGCTGCCTTCTTTTTAGGGGCCGCGCCTACTTTTTTACCGTAAACGTGCGCAAACGCTTCTTTTAAAGAAACGCCAGTTTTTTTTCTGTATTCAATGGCTTTTTTAAAATTTGCCTTTGCTGTTTTCTGTGCTGCGGTCATTATTTTTTCATTTTTGATAGTGCGAAAATACCAGCGCCCACAAGTCCTAGTGTAACCCACATATTCAATCCAGCCTTTTGCGTTCCTGGTGTTTCTGGTTTATAGTTAATTTCCTCTTTTGTAAAATAAGATCTATTTAAAAAATTATTTTGCAAATCAGGCCTTTGCATTAAAAATCTTTGTCTATAATTGTCTAGATATGTGTTCCAGTAAAGTTTATCTTCTGGCTTTAATTCTATATAGTCGTTTGGATAATTTTGTCTATACCAAAATAACATTTCGTTTACGTCCACATCAGCGGCCCTAAAATTTTGCTGGCTTCCAGCAATTACAGTACCTAATCTAGTCCTAGCGTCCTGGCTTGCGATTTGTTGCTTAACTGTATTAATTACAGCCCTAGCGTCGCCAGCTGGGCTTTGAAAAGCGCCCCTAAAAAAAGGTATAATTGACGGCAAAATTTGTACAACAGATGTAACTATTGCCGATATCGGTTTTGCTGCTGCTGCTGCTACTAATGGGGCTGGCATACTATTTTTTCTTAAATATTAAAAACGCTGCTAGTGCCGCGCCACCTATTAACAAAATTGTGTTAGTGCTTATTCCAGATCTTTGCTCAGGCTGTTGCTGCATTGGCATAAACGGCTGCTGTTGATACTGGCCTGGTACATATCCGCCACCAGGACGAGAAGCGCTAATAATATCTGGTGCCGCTGTTACTAAACTACTAAACGCATTTTGCCAGTCAAATTCACCAATACCGTTTACGCTTGGTAAATCTTGAAGCGCAACTGTTACTTTGTTTATTGCAACTTTATATTGCAATTCCTTACTAGATCCTGGGGTAATTACGCCAGCTTGTAGAAGCCTATCGCGATCCCTTACAAGTTTATCTCTATACGCTTCCATTTCTGCGCGTTTGTCGCTTGCTGTATAACCGACGCCGCTAAGAGCAATTAGTGCCATTTTTATTTTTTTATCTTTAAAAAAACTAGGTTGTCTTTTCTCGTTAAATCTAGGTAAAACTGGATCTATCCAGATTTCCTTTTTTGTTCCTGGGTACATTACAGCGAAAACGTGCTGTGGCTCCCTGGTGTTATTTTTATATCCCGCAAATCTAAACGCTAGTGGTACTTGAAAAATACCCTTACGGTTTAAACTATCCAGCACTCCATTTGCAAATAACGCGTAACTTTTACAGTCGCCTGGTAGCGCAACTATTGCGCTAGGGCTTCTTAAAGTTTGATTACTATTACTCTCAATATAATACGGCACGTTACTTTTCAAAAAATTAAAAATATTTCGCGCTGTTTCTAACTCACTCTCACCGACAAAATATTGGCTTATTTTGTCGTATTCGTCCTCATATTGATAGTGTGTGCTAACAATACCGTCTATTATGTCAGTAACTGTTTGATCCGTACTAACTACCTTTTTAAAGTTATTAAAAGGCGCCAGCTTTTGTAGAACTGCGCTTTTAGAAACCATTAAAACTATATTTTATGTCAAAAGGTAATAAAACGCCGTCTACCTGGGCCGTACCAGCCAGGCGAAAATCAGCTTTTTTATCCTTAATAAGTTCACTAATTGAAGTTATTGCACCTTCTAAGGTAGTTACAGCCACCAGTGGCAAAACTGCCTGGCTATTGGCTAAAATTACCGTTCTATTGTTGTAATACACATCAGCCACTTTTAAACCGCTTGCTAAATATAGCTGCGCCCTCAAATTGCTTAATTCTGTTGTAAATGCTGTTGGGTTATTAATAGTTACTTCTATATTGATCTGTGGATCTAAAAATGATCCACCCAGGCCCACCCTGGATATTACAAAGCTAACGCCTTGCGAAAAGCGGTACTTGCTGTAAATCCAGTAAACTGCTGCTGCGCCAACTAGGGCTGCTAGCCATTTTTTTGCTGCCATACTGCTACAAAGTTACAAAAATTACTTGAAAATTCAATAAAAAAACTTTTTTTTAAAAATAGTGTGTGTTGGTTAAACTTTTAGTTTAAAATTTATTATCTTTGTACCTCTGGTAAAAAGATAAAAATTAAACCACCTATTTTAAACCACTTAAACTGGTTTAAATTATTTTCTTTTCACCTTTAATTAAACCACTAATTAAGCGATACATACCAGGCACAAAAAAACCAGCACTAGGCTGGTATTTTGGCGGCGTACTGGGCTGCTAGCTTTGTTTTAATTGTTCAGCCAGACGCGGCAATAAAATCGTTTCGTTTTTTTCTCGTATAAATTTACATAATGTCCACCAACTTTGCGGGCAAACTCAATAAAATTTTCAACTCGGTTTATATTCCGATATTTTTTAGGGGTTATTTCTTTGTGATCCTCAAAAAAAATAATTGCTGTATAATATTCCATTTTTATATATCTTTGTCGTGAAAGGAAAATAAGCAGTTAATTAGGGTTAATTGTTTTGTCCAGGCGGTCAAATTTTTGGCCGCTTTTTTTTGCAATTAACTTTAAAAATTCTATATCCTCAGGCTGTAATAAAACGCCGTTGTATTCTATACGCCAGTTGGCGCCTTTCTTTACAAGTTTAAAATGCTTTTGCATAAGCATATAAGCAATAAAACGTTTAGTATCTTTTTTCATATAGGTTTGCTTCGTTTTTATAAATGTATTTTTTATCTATCCAGATCTTACATAATTGTTTAGCCCAGTTCATACCTTTTGCGTGCTGCTCCTGTATGTCTGCTATTAGATCTTTGTAGCTGGTAGGGCCGTAAATAAGCTGGTTTATTATGTTTTTATGATCTAGTTCAGTAAATTGTTTTGGGTGCTTTATTTCAGCCTTTTTGCTTTCACCTTCAATAGATATTTGCTGCCAGTTGCCGCCAATGTTCATTAAAACTACTGGATCAAAATCTTCACTAGATCTTAAAAATCTAGGCTGTAAAGTAAATGTCTTTTTATCTTTATCCTTTACCATTTCTAAGGTGCTAGAAGCCCACCTGTCGCAATTAGATCCTAGATGTCCTAGCGTCTGGGCGCCTACTCCTTTACCCTGGTGAAGTACGCCTACAAATAAACAGTTATAGATCTTTGTAAGACGTTTAAACCAGTTAACCAGCTTGCGGCTCTCTATTTCGCTATTATAGTCAAAAATAAGATCTAAAAGGCCGTCAATTATAATAATAGGGCAGTCTAGATTGTTTTCTAAATAATTAACAATTAAGGCCCTTATTTCAGCTGGGCCGTCCTCGCGTACAGTAAAGCAGTCGCACCAGGGCGGCAAATTATTTAGATTACTAAATTGCTTTATTCTGTTAACTTGTCTGTAAAAATCATAATCGCTGCTCTCGGTATCGAAATACGCAATTCTGCGCCTTCCTTCCGGGAAAGTAAATTTCATTGAAAATACTTCACCTGGTTGAAAGGCGCTAGCTATTGCGGCCGAAAGTATAGTGCTTTTAGCAGTTTTTGGAAGCCCCGAAATAACAATAAAATTTTGTAAAACTCCTATGGGCTTATTTTGAACTGTAAAAACTACCTGGCTTTGTGGGGGGATATAGTCAGGTTTAAATTTTCTAGCGGCTAATTTTTCTGGTAAAGTTAATTTGTTGTCTTGTCCGTTTATCATTAGATCCTTTGTAAAAAGCCGATTAAAATGGCTGCAATAATTAGGGCTATTACAGCTTGTACGTTGGGGCTACATCTCAATAACCTTAACATTATTTTCGTTTTCATTTTGTAATTTTTCTAGGGTTAAAAAATATTCGTTTGCTAGCGTTTCGCACTCTCTTAAAAGTGTAGATAGTCCTATTTTACTGTGATTATTTTGCATTTCTTTGGCGCAAAGGATCTGCAATAAAACGTGTTCGTATTTTGTTAGGCCTGGTATCGGTGCCACTAGGCGCCCGAATTGATCTTGAACTGGCATAACTGGAAAAGCTGGTGCGTTTTTATCTATTTTCATTTTTTTAGTTTTTCAATGGCGTTTAAAATTTCTTCTTTTTTTTGTATATATATTTCATTTTCTCTTTCTAATTCTTCAATAATAACATTGTTATTATATATTGTTTCATTGTTTTCTTCTATAATTAGATCAAGTTTTTTTATATAATTTTCTAGTTCTTTTATAGCGTTTATCATAATTCGTTATTAGATAGCTTTTCTGTAAATTCCTTTACTGCAATAGATAAATACTTGTTGCTGGCTTTGCTAATCTTTACCCAGCCAGCAATTTCATACAGCTTGCCGTCTGCTTTAAAATAGCCCTGGTAGTCTGGCTGCTTGTCGTTTTTTTTGTTTTCTACTTTGTTCATAGATCCGAAGCCGTCGGCTAGATCCTTTAAATACTCGTTTTTCATTTGTTTAGTTTTAATAAATTTAATAATCTGTATGTGTAATAAAAAATATGTGAAGCTGCATAAGTTAAAATGCAAACTGGTATAGATATTACAATAAAAAAAATTACTGCAATAAATCTTATTAATTTTCTTCGCATTGGAAACTATTTTCTAATCTTTTAATTTCGTGCTGGTAGTGTTCCAGGGCCGCGTCTATTAGGATCCTTACTTCAAAAGAAAGATCAAACGGCAAATCGTTTTCGTTTAACGATAAAAACTTACCAGAACTAGAATAGAAAAAAAATGTGCATTGTTCGTAAGGTGATAAGGCCCGCAATGCTTCCAGGCGTGAAATTTTTTGTTGTAAGCTGGCTATTTCGCCCAGGATCTTACTGTCGGTTTTTAGGTGCATATATTAGGGTTTTTGTTTGTCGTTGGTAAAATTATAGTAAAAACGTTTAAACTACCAAATTTATTTTTGTAGGGGCATAAAAAAGCCCAGTATAGACATACCAGGCTTTCTTTTTGTACTAGACCATTGAAATTTATCTAACCAACTTGCTTCTTATGCTAAAAATAGCGCTTTTTCTTCTTTTCTACGGCGTGTAAGCCCAGGTAAAACTACCTTTTGGCCGTTTACAGTGCCTTTATTCCAGCGATCAAACTGGGCCGCCACTTCTTCTTTTGGTGCGCCGCTATTAAGTAACCTTAAAAGCGTGCTAGATTGAAATGCGCCAATACCTACATTATACACAAAACTGGTTAAACTATCCAGCTGGTTTTGGTTAATAGGTACCTTAACAAGTGCTTTGATCTTTGGCACTATTGACTTTGTTTCTTTTCTTAACCATTCAACAGCCTTTTCCTGGGTAATACTATCACCCAGCCTAACTTTACGCTTTGCGTCGTAATTATAGGTTGATCCGTAACCAATAGTTGGTATTCCCACTGGATCAATGTAGGCCCTTAAATATTTATTAATATCGTCGGCCTCAAATCTTTTTATGAGTTCCTCGGCCTTTGCTCCTATTGCCATTGTGCTGCTTAATAAGATTAACGCCACAACTGTAACCACCAATATTTTTTTGGTTTGGCTAGTCATTATGGACGGTTATTTAAATTAATGTCCGCGTCCTTTGCTGCAAATAAACCTAGGCCGCTTAATATGGCAGTAACGCCAGTTGGCACGTCGCCTTTTAATACTGTTGCTATTCCGCTAATTACAGCCCCTAGGCCAAATAAGCTAGTTTTCCAGTTCTTAAACATATTGTTACATTTTAGTTACAAAATCAAGTTTTGTTTCAATGCGCGCCAGACGATCCAATATTTCAGTATTGGTATTGTTGTGCCTAGATAGATCTCTTTCAATTTTATCTAACCTATTTTTGGTTGTAAAATAGAAGCCACCGCCAGCGGCAATAAAAATACAAATACTAAATAACAGATCCGTCGCCATTTTCTTCTTTTAATATTTCACGCGCTATTGCATTGTAAGCGTCGGCCGCTGTCATTGCTGCCGTTAAGTTTTCAAATAAACCGCTTTTGCTAGCCGCGTCTAAAATTTTTTTTAAAATTGCAAGTGCTTGTTTGGTTTCCATTGGTTTTGTATTTTAAAGATTAATTAAGCTAGTGTAATGTTAAGTTGACTAGCGGCCCACTGGTACGCTGCCAGGTTAATATCTGCGCTAGATCCCCAAACGTCATAATCTGGTTCCCCCATTGTTAAATTTCCGTCTGCTAATTTACTAGCGTCCGCGTCTAATAACTGCCAGTAAAATGTCGCGCTGTTTAATAAATTGTCATTAATGATAATTAGGTTAAATAGGGTTGCGGTTTGTTGCTGACCGTTAACCCAAATTTGAATAGGTTGTATTTGTTTCATATTAATTTATTTAATTCTTATGCATGTTGTCTTTGCTGTAATTGTTACCCCAGAAGTATTTGTTGCTTGTACATTTAATCCACTTGCTGTTATTGATAAAGTTGCACCAGTTGTTGAAATAATACCAATAATTGCTGTTGTTCCGCCTTCTGCAACAGATGCAGTAAAAGTAACTTGTTGATTAGTTGCTCCTTGAGTTACATAAAACAAAAACATTTGACTTGCTGCTAATGTAAAAATAGTTGATGTTGCACCGTTACTAATATTTGTAAAACTATCTTCTGAACTATTTACTTTGTTAAGTGTGGAAGTGCCATTAACTTGCAGCTTATTTCCGTTGTCTGTTGTTGTGCCGATTAGTAGGTTTTGCGCATTACTTAAACGCATAGCCTCGCTTCCATTAGGTCCAAATTTTATCACACCATTATATGATGTAATAAACATAGGATATGTAGCCCCTGATTCTATTCTAGCATTAGCACCATCCCAATAACCCATAGCCATTGTTTGGTCAGCAGTACCTGTATTAACCAAATATCTTGTAGCTTCAACAGTACTACTAAAAGTTGCAGCGCCAGTATCACTTAAAGTAAATAAACTTGTTCCTCCACCAGTTTTAATTGCAAAAGAACCTACTGTATTAGTTGATTGTTTACCAACTACAAAATCTACACCTGGTGAAGAACCTAAAAATAAACCAGCAAAAGTAGTATTACTACCAGTTGCGCTAGCATCTCTTAAATATAATATAGCTCCTTGTGTATATGTTGACGCTAATATTCTAGAATTTCCATTAACATCAAGTTTATAGCCGGCGTCTGTTGTAGTACCAATTAAAAAGTTTCTTGCTGCGCTTATTCTAGCTGCTTCCTGGGTATTTGTTAACCCAGCGTCATAAATACCAAATAAAATAGGGCTTGCAGTTGTGCTACTGTTAAAAATACAATATTCGCCGCCAGTACTACCCTGGATAAAATTGTTAACAGCTGTTGAAATACCTAAACCAATTCTTTTAGTAGCACCAGTTTCTAAATTGTCTATTCGTAAACTTGGCGCCGTTGCACCAACTATCTGTATATGACTATCGCTTCCACTATTCTCAAATACCGATTTTCCGCCTACTATTTTTGCAGCATTACCGCTTCCGCTTCCTTTTGTTACAAATAAACCTTCGCCGTTTCCGTCTTTTGAAATATTTAAAGCTATACCACTACCGCTACTATGTGTTATTCCAAATGTATTACTACCACCTGAACTTGTAAAAGATCCAGTGGCACCAGTAATTACATCAGCAGTCAAATTAAAAGCGCCTAAATTTACATCAGTTGTCGCGCCAGTGTAAGGCACATAAGCACTTAAAGCACTAGCGGTAATATACGCGCTACTATCTAGCGATCCGTCGCCTTTTAAAAACTGACTTGACGTTCCACCAGTAACAATAAATTGACTAGCTGTTAATGAATTGGCTGTACCGTCATAAGTTAGGCCAGTATCACCAACAATAGTGCTGGCACCACTCCATAAGGCTATCTGTCCGCTTGCACCAGCACCAGTAATTGTTCCAGTACCTGGGCCACCTATTAGATCCCAGCCAGTACCGTTATCACGATAAAACGCATAAGTATCTGTTGATACAAAGATCCTACCAACAAAACCAGCTGCGGGCCTATTGGCGAAAACGTCTGCGTAAAACGCTGGCGTCTGTCTTTGGTTTAATATTGATAAATCTATTGCTGGCATTATTGTATGTAGTTTTTCTTAACAGTTACTAGGTTATTAAACCCACCTGAATTGATAAAATTTGCAAAAAAACGGCGCGTTGTATATTCACCAGCGTTGCCCTCAATTTGTAAACTTTGATTTTGTTGCAATGTTACGTTTTCAATCTGTACGGCATTAGATCCATAATTGATGAATAAAATACTATTACAGTCGCTAGTAACGTACCCACTTACGTCGTAAGTTGTAAAGTTCACGTCGTATTTTATTAGTTCCGCTGTTACTTTGTAGTCGGCCATTTTTTTTTAATTAAAGGTGAAAAGAAAATTAAATTGTGAACGGTACGCCCATTTTTTTAACTCCACTTATTTGCTGAACATAATAATTTTGGTAACCGCTATCCTCTTTGTAAGGTAATACCCTAGCTGGCTCACTAAATTCAATTATTTGATCAGTAATTGATAAACTTTCGGTTTGTATTGCTGGTTGCAACATTGCAGTAGGTGCGCTTGTACCTGGTTGATCTGTAAAACCTGGTTGCTCAATTTTTATGGCTTCTTTTTTCTTATACATAAAGAAATACCAATAAGCTGCGCCCGCTGCCAGTAATAATATTAAATTTTTGTTTTTCATATTTCAAACATTGATTTTTCTTCGTCGGTTAATAAATCTGCTGGATCCGTAATAAATTCACCTGGATCCAGTGGGCCAATTTCAATAGATCCCCTTCTAGTTTTCTTTTTAGTAGCCGCGTAAACAATTACGCCACCTAATAAAAGTAATATCAATAAACTGCCCTTATCTTTCATTTTAATAGTTTTTTAAACCGTTAACATATTTAATTAACTGGTTAACTTGCTCCGCACTAAAACGATCCGCGGGCCACGATAAAGCCCCACCACCCTGTAACCAGCTTAACAAATCTTTGCCTTTTGCCTGGTTAAATTTGTCTGCTAGATAACTTACCTGGCTTTTTGTTTTAAGCTGCTTGAATACGCCTAAAACAGCGTCGAAATCGTCGCTAAAATATCCTGGTGCGTTCCAGATTGTTTCTATAAATCTATTCACACTGGCGTTTGTTATGATCGTCGCGCCACCTTTACGCCAATAGTTTGGGTTCCAGGCGCTGCCTGGGTTGCTTGTCTGCTTCTCAATTTCTAACTCCTCGCTACTTTTTTGCAGCCCTACGCTTTCCAGTATTGGCTTAATTACTTTGTTATATCCAAAGTAAACTACTACCAGGCCAATTATAAGGCTGCTATTATCTTTAAAAAAATTACTTCTGGCCATTATAACATAAATAACAATGAAGAAAGTTTACTGCTAGACATTTCATTTAATTTTCTCAAATGATCTATTGTAACGCCCTTATTCATTAATGATCTTAAAATTTCTACTGCTTCTGCTTCATCACCTATTCCAGCTATTGCCGTTGGGGTACCGCCTTTTGTAATTAGCCCAGACATTAAAGACATTACGCCAGCAATCAATGCTTCCTGAACTTGCGGACTGCTCAACATTTGATCTATTGGGCTTTTTGGTGCTTCTTCTTCTTCTTCTTCTAGTTCGTCCATTGCTTCAATAGCTGCTATTCTGCTTTGCAACATTTGGTTTTGTTCAACTAGCTTTTCCAGTAACATTTCTGTCCTAGGGCTACCTATACCCGCCATTGA